ACCGAGCGAGGATTGTCCGCGCCGCTCATACCGTCACCTCGGCAGGCTTCGTGTCCGCGAACATCCGCGCACCCTCAAACCCGTCCCGCGGCAGCAACTGGAGCTGCCCCGGAGGATCGGGCACCGGCTCAGGCTCCCGCCCGCCGGGGGCGTCCTCATCGCGGAACAGGACGCAGTGATACCGGTCAGCCAGGCCGAACTTCTCCTGCTCGATCCACTCAGCCGGCGTCCGGGACATCATCGCCACGAGGATCAGCGGGCAGCCGTTCCCCGGGTCGTCCTGCCGTGCCGGCTTGTCATGGACGCAGCGGTCACACCAGTTCCCCATCCACTCGTAGCCCTCAGTCCCGTTGGAGAACGCGGGCTCATCGGCGGCGTGGTCGAACGCTTCGTCGTATGTCGGCAGGCTCACAGCCCCTGCCCCTTCGCCTCAACCCAGGACGCCAGCATCGCGGCGCACTGGATCAGTTCAATCTCCAAGGCATCTTCGTCGACCGGGTTCTCCAATGCCCTCTCATTCAGTTCCTTGGCGACCTCACCCAGTTCCTCGGCCACGATCGCCAGCCGCCGGTCATCCGAGATTGAGCTGAGAATTGTCGAGTTGCGGTCCTTGAACTTCAGCCACGCGCGGAGCGCTTCAGCCTGGATCGCGCTGATAGTCAGATCGCTGATGACTTTCGTAGGTGCGCTCATGACACCCTCCCCTTTGTCGCTGATTGTGTTGAGCCGCTCATGCTGCCGTCTTCCACGGTGCCTGCCCTGCTGCTGCGAGCTCGTTCTCGTACCGCTGCCCTGTCCGTTCCGATACGCCGACTGTCCAGGCTGACTGCCCGGCGGAATACCCAGCGGCCCGCATCTCCTGGTATTCGGTGAGGCGGTCTGCTTTGACGTAGCCCCATTCCTGGAGTGACCCGTACTTTGCGGCGCGTCCGCGGCAGGTCCGGCATAGTCCCCGGCATTCGATCTTGCGGGTGTGCCCGCAGCAGTCACATGCCGCGATCATGCCGGGCACTTCCTCTGATGGCCGTCGGCCCACTTGACAGCTGCCCACACGTCGGCGAGTTCCGGCGAGGTCATGTCGCAGTCGGGGCAGGTGATTGTCGGCGTGTCATTGAAGACGAACACGTCGAACCATTCCAGGACGGCGATCCGTTCTCCGCTCATGCTGCTGTCCTCCGTTCGAGCGGCCAGCCGTACCGGTCTCTCTGCGTGTGCCACCGTTGCCCGCATGACGGGCACGTGTAGGTGCCGTCCTGCCGGGGTAGCGCCGCGTCAGGGATGCCGGGAGGGCAGACCGGGCAGGCGTCGGGAATCATGCGGCCTCTTTCGCAGCGACGCGGATGCGCTTCGGACTGCCCTCGCCAGACAGTTCGCGCAGGAGATCATCCCAGTCCGACAGCGAGAGCCAGTTCTTCTCCATCAGGTGCGCGGTCCACCAGGCCAGTTGCCGCCATGACGAGATCCGTTCCGAGCTGATCTCGTAGGTGTCCCGCTCGCCTTCGGTGAAGTGGGCGTAGTGGCTTGTGCGCCAGCGGATCTCGCCTCCGCCGCGCCGTGCTGCGTTGATGTCCGGGAAGATCACGTAGATGCAGCCGGTGTCGCCGTGGATAGGGAACCGGCAGGTCTCGCAGATGAGGGTCAGGTCGTTCACTTGGCACCGTCCACGGATGATGAGGGGGTCCAGTTCGCGTTGTCGCGTTCACGGTCGGGGCCGAGGCTGACGATCCGCCCATACTGGCCCTGGAAGCAGAGAGTCACGGTGCACAGCGGCCCCTGCCGGTTCTTCCTGACGAGCACGTCGATCTCCCCCGCCCGCGGCGACTCGGGCTCGTAGTAGTCCTCCCGGTGCAGCAGCAGCACGATGTCGGCGGACTGCTCGATCTCCCCCGATTCCCGCAGGTCCGACAGCAGCGGACTCTTGTCCGACCGGGAATCCACCAGGCGGTTCAGCTGGGCGAGGAGGACTACCGGGATGCCAAACTCGCGGGCCACGTCATGAGCCTGCCGGGCCAACTCGGCGATAGCCTGCTGCCGCGACTCGTTCCGAGGTTCGGCCATGAATCCGAGGTAGTCCACGACCAGGAGGCGCGCTTCCTGTCCCGTGCGGGCCATGGCGCGGAGCCGGCCCCGGATGTGAGCGAACGAGACGCGCGGCTTGTCGTCCACGTGTAGCTGCGTGGTCGTGAGACGATCCATGACGCGCTGGATCAGGCCCCACTCGTCGTCGGTGACCTCGTGGCGGACGATGCGGGTCAGCGGGACTTTCGCCGTGGCGGCGATACGCCGCTGGGTGAGTTGCTCCTCGGTCATTTCCAGGCTGGCGAACAGCACCGGCAGGCCGAGGTTGGTGCCTACGTGGTCGGCGATGCACAGGCCGATCAGCGACTTGCCCTGGCCGGGCCTTGCGCCTACCACGGTGAGTTCCTTGGGCCGCAGGCCGCCGATGGCGTCGTCCAGGTCCGGGTAGCCGGTCGGGAGGCCAGGGTCTTCGGCTTGCTCGAGCGCGTTCAGCACTTCATAGACGGTCTCGGAGTTCGGCCGCAGCGCTGTCGTCCCGGCGAACGCGGTGGCGTCTTCGATGAGCTTGCGGATCATGTCCGGGTGGGTGTCAAGGTCCCAGCCGGGGGTGTCGAGGATGCCTTCGGCTGACTTGAGGGCGAGGCGGATGGCGTTGCGGCGTGCTTCGGCCACGACGATGGGGGAGTGGTAGCCGATGTCGCCGGCGAGGCCCATCAGGGTGTGCAGGTACGCGCCGCCGCTGCCCATGTCCTTGTCGCCGATCCTGAACAGGTGCCCGGCGCGGGCGAGTTCGGTCATCACCGAGGCGGGCTCGACTGGCTGGCCGCTGTCGGCGAGGTGCTGCACGGCCTCGAACACGACCCGGTGGGCATTGCGGGAGAAGTCCTGCGGCTGGAGGGCGGCGAGGGCTTCGGCGGCGAGTTCGGAGGTCTGGATCGCGGAGCCGAGGATGGCCCGTTCGGCGGTGATGACTTCGCTGTCCGGCTGAGCCCTGTCGGTGTCCCAGTCATCAACGGCGGCCAGGAGTGGTATCCGGCCGTTCGGGGTAGTCATGTTCCCAGTTCCTTCCGCTGCTGGCTGGCGATGGCTTGCATCGCGGCTTCGGGGTCGCGTCCGTCGGCGGCGGCGATGTTCCCGGCGCGGACGGCGGCCCGCCACGCGTCGGTGTCGTCGAGCAGTTCGGGCGGCGGGGCCGGGATCTCGGCGTCCTGGAACCGCTTGTCGCGGATGCTCCGCACCTCGGCCCTGATCTCGGACGGCGCGACGAACGGCTGCTTCTTCGCGACGGCGATGACCGCGGCCCGGCAGTCGGCGAGAGGCAGGTCTCCGAGCAGGTCATGCCAGGCGTCGGGCGTGTACTCGTCCATAGCCTGCTGCGGGCAGCACGCCTTGACGTAGCGGGTTAGCTGGAGGGTCTCATGCGGGGTCAATTGCTTGCGCCTCCCTGGCTGCGATTCTTTGCGCGGCGCGGCCGAACAGCGCGTCGGTATCGTCCTGGCGTGAGCCGCCGCGAGGTGGAGTGCGCCCGCGTTTCTGCTCCTCGGCCTGGAGGCGCAGCCGTTCGTACTGCTTGCGGAGAGTCGGCATCGACAGGATGTTGGATTTCCAGAAGCCGTCGTCCTGGCACCAGTCGATAGCGGCGTGGATCTGCGCCTCGGTGCGCTGGTCGCGGTCGATCATCAGGCGGGCTGCGTCACGCCAGTCCTGCGTGATGGGTGGCCGGTTCGCCCCGTTGCCTTCGATGCGGTCAGCGAGGTGGGCGCAGAGGCGCTCGACGTCGCTGCGTACCGCCGGCGTTTCTTGGTTTTCTGTCTCTGACTCTGTCTCTGACTCTGTCTTTGGGTTAGGCCGGCTTTTGTTTTGCTTAGCAATTTGGTTTCGGTTTGCTTTACGGGTGGTCTGACCTGGAGGTCTGCCACCCTTACGCCCGGCTTCAGCACGCACCTGGGAGAGCCGTTCGACGTCCTCCCGGGTGCCGTTGCGCTTCACGTAGGCAAGCACTTGCCAGCCCGGTGCTTCGTCTTTGCTTTCCTCTTTGATAAGCCCAACGGAAGCAAGTTGCTTAGCAAGTTGGTTTCCATGCTCCGAGTCGAGCGGGTAGACCATCAATCCGACCTGCTCAGCGGACACGAACCCGTCCGTGAGCATCTCCTTGCAATGGCAGACCATCTGGACGAACAGGTCCCGCGCAAGCCCGGCGTCAGGAGCGCCGAAGCGGGCCAGCGCGCGGACTTTCGGGTCGTTCGCGAAGTTGACCGCCAGCTTGATGTAAATCTCCCCGAACGGCATAAGCCACCCCGCCGCGGTGCAGAGCCGACGTGGCCGCCCTGATCTCGCCCGTGCGCGCCTAGAGGCTCATCCCTGATGACGGGTGCGCAAACGGGGCGCGGACGGGGCACTTGGCGCCGCCTTCCTGGTCGGTGCGGAAGATGTTCAAGGGCCGTGCTCGGGGTGGTGCATCTAGAACCTTAGTCGCAATCGGGATCGCAATGCAAGTCGCAATCGAGATTGCCAAGAGTGGTTGCGATCGGGTACGCTATCCGCATCGCGACCTTGCATCGCGATCCCAGTCGGCATCACAATGAAGGCGTGGAGAAAGACGTGGAGCAGGAGCTGGCCGAGCTTGAGGCCATCGCGCTGCGCATCGTGCGCCGCAATGCCGCGAACAAAGCGGACGAGGATGAGATCCGCGAGCGGCTCCCTGGCCTGCGGAAAAGAGGCGTCGGCCCCGCCAGGCTGGAGCGCACCATCCATCATGTCTTCGTCGCGGGCACGATCAGCCGGTGGACTGTCGAGGCTGCGGGCACAGGCAAGAAGGCCCGCGCTTCCGGTTCCTGACCACGTAACGCCCACTACGCCCGCCACCGCCCGCCATCCCCGTCCTTCATGGCTGCACTCTCACGCTTATAACCGGCATCCAGAACGGCGCGTGCCATCACCCGCATGCCGTCGTCGTACGTCAGCCACCGTGCCTCGGTCGCGTTGAACACGGCGACCAGCTCGTCAACCTCCGGCTCCGGACGGGCGGACGCCTCGTCGGCGACGGTGGCCAGGTACTCGGCGTACAGGCGCAACTGCTGGACCGTGAACGATTCCTGCGGCTGCACGATCCTGACGGTCGTCTCGGGGCCGCTGCGGTCGATCTCGATCTGGCCGGGTGTACTCACGC